ATATTAAAATTCTAATAAATAATTGCGATATAAGGACTAATTTTAACTGGAAAGAGATTAAAAAAACTAGATATATAGATGAAAAATCAAACCACATGTTCATAAGGGTTGATGATGATCACTCAGCCATTCCTACGCTTGATGTGGATAGTTTGGATTTAAATGACTATAAACTCATAGCAATTTCTGATTATAACAAAGGATACCTTACAAAAGAAGCGATATCTTTTATATGCAACAATCACGACAACGTATTCTTGGACAGTAAAAAGAAAATAGGTGAATGGGCAAACGAGGCTAAATATATCAAAATAAATAATTATGAATTAGATAGGTCAAGCGACACGATAACTGATATAGCGCTTTCTAAGACTATATGCACAAAAGGTTCCGATGGTTGCGATTTCAATGGAAAAAACTATCCAGTAAAAAAAGTGGATGTTAAAGATCCTTGTGGCGCTGGAGATACTTTTTTTGCCGCGCTAGTATGTCACTTTATTAAAAGCGAAGATATAATCAAATCAATAAATTACGCTAACAATGCTGCGAGCAAAGTTGTGTCTCAGAGGGGAGTGACTACATTATGAGTAAAATTAATTTTGAAAACGTTAAGCTTTATGAGGGTCACTCTCAAAAAAAACAACATTGTTATATTAACCACGTATTCGACTCGATAGGAACTACTAATAAGTACTATTTAGATATAGGAGCTTACGACGGAGTAACTAATTCTAATGTAATTGATTTAAAAATTCATAAAGGCTGGGATGGCCTAATGATAGACAATAACTGTGAGAACAGTTCCCTAAACCTCAAGAAGCATACTGTAACTAAAGATAATATATGCGATATCCTAACTAGATACGAAGTTCCAAAGAAGATTGATTTTCTTTCTCTAGATGTAGATGGAATGGATTACTGGATACTAAAGTCTGTACTCTCTCAGTACCAGCCTAGACTAATTGTAGTAGAGTCAAACGTAAGATTCTCTCCGCATGAAAGCAAAGCAATGAAATACAATTCGGACTACTGCTGGGATGGTTTAAACTGGTACGGAGCTAGCCCACTTGCTTTCAAAAATCTTGCTAATAAATTTAATTACACTCCAGTTTATGTTCTAAATGACGATATTTTCATAATACACAACGATGATCTTGACATTGGAGATATAGAAAAGCCTTGGCTTGAAGTATACTCAGAAGCAAACCTAGAACTATACAAAGACCATGTTAAACCACACCACCCAACCCCCATACTAGAGCCTATTAAAGAAGAATGGATGGATGTTTAAATGAAAAAAACCAAATACGATACAAATAAATATAATTTTAGAAAGTTTGTTGAAAGCTTTTTAGAATTTAAAAATCTAGAGGGTATACACGAGGAATATAAGTTTGATAAGATCCTTGAATTTGGTACTGACCAAAACAGATATTTGCATAAAAAATTTTATAAAGGAATGGACGATAGCTCTGATTTCATTTCTATGTACAGGTCTTTTGTAAAAGAATATGCCAATAACCTGTTTGAAGAAAAAATGATTTTTCAAAAATTTCCAACATTTAGAGTTCACCAGCCAAATAACATAGCAGTATTCGCTTTTCACAAAGATAAGGAGTACAATCATAATAGTAAAGAAGTAAATTTTTACCTACCAATTACAAAGGCGTTCGGGACGAATACCTTCTGGCACGAATCGGAAGAGGATAAGGGTGATTTTCGGCCTATGGAGGCTGAATATGGTGAGCTAGTGATGTGGGATGGTGCTAATTTAAGCCACGGTAATAAAATTAACGAAACCAACCAAACTAGAATTAGCTTTGACTTTAGACTTTTACCTAAGAAAATATACTTGAACTCAGAACATAAAAGTAGTAAAAGTAAAGGTAAATCATTCGTAATTGGAGATTATTACGATGAATTCTGAATATGAGGACTTTGGTTACAGGTGGGTGTGGTTTTATAGGCAGTCATTTAGTAGACGCTCTTATAGATCAAGGTCATGAAGTCTATGTAATAGATAACTTATCCTCAGAGTGTAATGAGCAATTCTACTTCAATGATAATGCTACTTATCTGGAAGAGGACATAAGAAATTACGATGGTATAAAACATTTTTTTAAAAATATAGACCATGTATTTCATTTAGCTGCTGAGTCTAGAATTCAGCCCACTTTAGGTAGACCTCAAGAAACATGTGGCACTAACTTCATGGGTACTTGCAATATTCTTGAGCTTTCTAAAGAAAATAATATTAAAAAATTAATATATTCCAGTACATCTTCTGGCTACGGCTTAAAAAACAAGCCGCCATTAAAAGAAACTATGCAAAGGGATTGTCTAAATCCTTATTCAGTTACTAAAGTAGCCGCTGAAGACCTTTGTAAAATATACTATAACTTATGGGGTCTTAAAACCGTATCTTTAAGATATTTCAATGTATTTGGCGAAAGACAGCCGATAAAAGGAATTTACGCGCCTGTAGTTGGATTATTTATAAAACAGAAAAAAAACAATCAACCCCTAACAGTCGTTGGAGATGGTTTACAAAAAAGAGATTTTACGTATGTGATGGATATTGTTTCTGCGAATCTTAAAATTTCAATGAGCGATAACGATTCTATATTTGGGGAAGTGTTCAATGTTGGGAGCGGAAAAAATTTATCAATATTAGATTTAGCTAAAATGATAGACTCTAATATACAATTTATCCCCGAAAGAAAAGCAGAGTCTAGAGAAACTTTGGCAGATACCTCCAAGATAAAATCGGTTATAGATTGGAGTGTTACAAAAAATATACAAGAATGGGTTGAAGATCAGCTATAAAATGACTTACTGCTTTGATATTGACGGAACTATCTGCGAAACTACTGAAAACAGCAGTTATGAAAACGCTAAAGCGTATCCGTCCGTAGTCGCGGCTATAAACAAGCTGTACGATCAAGGTCACACAGTGTTTCTTTACACAGCAAGGGGTAGCGTTTCAGGAAAAGACTGGTCAGAACTAACTAACAAACAAGTTAAGTCATGGGGTATAAAGTGCCACGAAGTTAAGATGGGTAAACCTTTTTACGATCTCATGATCGACGATAGGTCCATCAACGCAAATATGTGGAGAAGCACTCTAAACAAAAAAACAGCCCTAGTACATGGGGTATTCGACAATCTAAATGCTGACACATGTTTAAAATTAAAAAAATTAAAAGAAGAAAAATACAACAACATAGTTGCAGCAATCCAATCAGATCCAATTCTGGACGACGAAAGCAAAAAAAGCCCGATTAATTCTCTAAAAGATAGGATAGAGGTATTAAAATCAATATCTTATATAAATGAAATAATACCATATAGAGTTGAAAAAGATATAAAATCTATATCAGAGCAAATAAGAGCGGAGTCGATTCAAAATGTTTAGTAAGTCAAACAAGATATTTATAGCTGGCCATAACGGAATGGTTGGAAAGTCTATTGTTAAAAATTTAAGATCAAAGGGGTATAATAATCTATGCTTTATAGATAGAAAAAACTTAGATCTTACAAATCAAGCAGATACTCTTCGGTGGTTTGAAGAAAATAAATTTGATACAGTAATAGACTGTGCCGCAAAAGTAGGCGGTATACATGCTAACAATGAGTATAGATCTGATTTTATATACCAAAATTTACAGATACAAAATAACATAATACATTCATCTCACGTAACGGGTGTTCAAAAATTATTATTTTTAGGTAGTGTTTGCATCTATCCTAAATATACAGACCAACCAATTAAAGAAGAGTACTTACTAAGGTCACCCCTAGAACCAACCAATGAACCTTATGCTATAGCAAAAATAGCTGGTATAAAAATGTGCGAAAGCTATTACAAGCAACACGATAGGCAGTACATGTCGGTCATGCCAGCAAACCTGTATGGTGAAAACGATAATTTTCATAACAAAAACTCACATGTATTGCCAGCGTTGCTTAGAAGGTTTCACGAAGCCAAAATAAACAAAGATAAAACCGTTGAGGTTTGGGGAACTGGCGAGGCAATGAGAGAATTCCTACACGTTTCAGACATGGCCGATGCTTGCATACATATCTTAGAAAAGTGCAATTTTGAAGAAATATATAAAGATAATATATCTCAAATAAATATTGGAACTGGGGAAGAAGTAAGTATAAAAAACTTAGCTCTTTTAATATCAAGGGTAGTTGACTATAAGGGAGAAATATCTTTCGACACTTCAAAACCAGACGGCACTTTAAGAAGAGTGTTGGATAGTAGTAGGTTAAATAAGCTTGGATGGAATCACAAAATAAAGCTAAAAGAAGGCTTGGAATCAACCTATAAATGGTTTAAACTTAACGAGCAAAACATAAGGAGTTTTTAGTGGGTAAGAAAATTTTAATTACTGGAGTAACAGGCCAAGATGGCGCTAATATGTGCGAATATCTTATAGGTCTAAATAAAAAAGGCGAGGACTATAAAGTGTTTGGCATGGTTAGAAGATCATCCAATCCCAATATGTCTAATTGCAGCAAATTCATAAATGATGAAAGCTTTCAAATAGTATATGGCGACCTTACAGACACCGTAAGCATTGACAATTTAGTTAGAGAGATTCAACCTGATTTTATTATAAACTTTGCAGCTAACTCATTCGTTGGCTGTAGTTGGGATTCTCCCTTGCACGTTCTAGACACCAACGCTGGTGGCGTTATTAGGTTTTTAGAAGCTATAAGAAAACATTCTCCTAAATGCAGATTTTACTCGGCTGGTTCTAGTGAAGAGTTTGGAGACGTTGACTACTCCCCTCAAGACATGAAGCACCCGCTAAAGCCCAGAAGTCCTTACGGTGCGTCTAAATGCACCGCTAGACATATGGTAAAAGTGTATAGAGAGTCTTATGGGATTTACGCTGTACATGCTACTTTATTTAATCATGAAGGAACCAAAAGAGGAGAAGAGTTTGTAACTCGAAAGATTACCAAAAATGTAGCTAGACTTCATAAAGAGATATCCGCTTATCTAGAATCTGGACACCAGTCTAAGATAAAACCAATGGAGCTTGGAAACATTTACGCGAAAAGAGACTGGAGTGATTCAGAAGATTTTATAGAAGGTATATGGCTTATGATGAATCAAGACGAGCCAGATGATTATTTGTTAGCTAGCGGAGAAACTCATACCATCAAAGAATTCGTAGAAAAAGCTTTCTCAGAAGCTGGTATAAGCGGAAATTGGATGGAAGACGAAACAGACCCACTTAAAACTAAATTTTACTTAAACTCAAGCGAAGCTATTCCATTGGTTGTAATTAACCCTAAATTTTATAGACCAAATGAAGTTGAATTACTACTTGGTAACCCAAATGAAACTAAAGAAAAACTAGGCTGGGAACCAAAAAATTCATTTGACTTTTTAGTTAGAAAAATGGTAAGATCGGACCTTAATGAAGCCGAAGAAAAATAATTTTATTTTAAACAATAAAAGAATACTCGATTCAAGCGGTAAACATCCTAAGATAAACAACAAGTTTCAATATATAATCTGGTGCTTCATACCAAATGCAAAAAATTTTTCTGGCGCTGACTGGGGCAGAGAAGTAAAAGTAGCAAAAAACCTCTTTAAAAAATATAAAGATCTTAATTTCTGGAAATCGTTTGAAATTGATTTCCCTTTAAACTCATTAAATTGGTTTGAGACCAATAAAGGTAAAAAGTTTCTACAGGAAAAAGATTACTTTTTTAAACTTAATAGTGGTATAATCACTAAGAAGAACACTACTTACGAATCAGGTAAAGTAGGAAAAGATTCCCAAGTCTTCGGAAAAAAAATAACTAAATTTATTGATCTATTTAAAAAATGAGAAAAAAAAATACAACTAACACCGCTGGCTCATCCCCCTTAGAGCAAATAGAAAGCTACCTTAAACAAAACACAGGAGATCATTACAACTTCGAGGAAGAAAGAGATTATTCAGTTTCCAGTGGAAGCTTAGGTTTAGATATCGAAATGGGAGGCGGCATTAAACCAGGTATAATAAGAGCTTCTGGGGTAGCTGAAGGCGGAAAAACTTCCTGCGCCCTTTCTTTTGCAAGAAATTTTCAAAAGATGGAAAATTCCATGGTGGTTTACATCAAAGCAGAAGGCAGATTATCAAATGATATGGTGGAAAGATCTGGCATAGACGATGATCCTAAAAAGTGGTATGTCGTAAAATCTAATGTTTATGAGACGGTTATCGATTTAATAAGGCAGCTAGTTAAAGATAATCCAACGGATACTAGATACATGTTTATAATCGACTCTATGGATGCCTTGGTTCCAAGAGGAGATCTACAGAAAGGTGCTGATGAAGCTATTAAGGTTGCTGGTGGTGCTTTACTTAGCTCGGACTTCTTAAAAAGAATGGCCTTGGGATTAGCTAGTCGGGGTCACATATGCTTTATGGTGTCTCAGGTTAGAAGTAAGGTAAGTATAAACCCATATGAAAAAACAGATCCTAAGTTAACTAACGCATCTGGAGGCAACGCCCTTCTGCATTATAGTGATTGGATTATGGAGTTTCAGCAAAGATTCAAAGGAGATGTAATTTTTGATAAAGATGGTAAAACTCAATTAGGTCACTGGTGTAAAGTAGTATTCAAAAAGACTCCTAATGAAAAAACTGGTATTTCGGTAAACTATCCTATTTGCTA